CCAAGTCAATAATCAAACAATCTTTTAGTTGTGACAATACTGTAGTCTTACCTATCTTAGGTGGACCATAGATTATCATGTTCTTAGGCGATTTACGGCTCGCCTTTACCACAGTTTTTGGTAATTCCATAATTAAAATATATATCTAATAGTGTTCCAAGGTATAATACTCCCATGCAGCTCTATAAACTGCTGTATAAACCTACCCTTGAATTCAAGTTTATATCTAAGGTTTTCGCCACCATATTGTGACTTCTTAATCTCTTGTATATCCGGTGTCCAAAGAGTTACTTCAGCATTTGGATGCCTATCTAGATTTACTTTGTGTTTTTTAAAGTTATGTGTAAGGAAGATAACTTCCGCTAGCACTTTATCTTTATGTAACACAGCATTGTCTAGATCTTTGAACAGTTGTGCGTAATCATCTAACCAACCGTCATATACTATGACAGGGCTAAAGTTTACGTGTACATCATAACCTGCATCTACAAATCTATTGATAGCATTTATTCTATCAGCTATCTTTGATGTGTTAGGTTCATGTATATCTGACATCTTCTGAGGCATTAGACTAAATCTAATACGTATCTTACCATCAGGGTTAAATGTCAGTAGCTTGTCATTAACAAACTTAGTAGCAAAGCTTCCCATTGCAACCGGGTGAGTTCTAAAGAAATCAAAGATCCGCTCCCAATTGTGATACTTAGCATGCAGTGCAAAATCTTCATTACAACTAATGTCGTAAGTAGTATACTCTGCATGTGTCTGGTTAGGTTTATCTACTGGTGTAAAATAAGCATGATTATTTACTTCTGTAAGTATATCACCTATGTTAGTAGCAATAGTTAGGCCATCAGGTTTATGTCGCTTCATGTAGCAATAACTACAATCATACAAACATCCATGACCAAAGCTAGGTGTAATAAAATCCGTAGACCTACCAGACTCTCGTATAGTAAATGTCTTTCTAGTAACATTCTTTATCACTTTCTCTCCTTAATAGTAAATGTAGACATGTCTGCTTCATAGCCAATCATGCCTAGTAAACCATCACGGTTCTTTTCTACATGACATGCTAGTAGTCCATGCGGATCTTCACCACAATACTCAGCTGTAATACCATACAAATCATTAGGCCTGTTTAGTATCATAACAACGTGTGCATCCTGACCAATACTGTCACCACCAAACAAATCTGTTAGTAGTGGTTGATACTGGTTCTTAGCACGGTGTTCTTGTTCTATGTTACGGTTAAGCTGCGATAATAATATGTTTACAGTACCAAGCTTAGACTGCATCCACATACATCCCTTGGATATTGTGTTAAGTCTACGCAATTCTGTATCCTCATTACCACGTATCAAACGTGAATGGTCAAACAAGTTAATAACTGTGTGTGATGGATGTTGTAGTGCAAGCTCTTCATTAGTATTCATAATATACTCCATAGTACGAGGTATATTGTTAAAGTATATAGGATACTTACCATACTTCTGCACTTTAGATGCATAGGTTTTAAAGTCTATGTCAGTCAGTGGTGTCTCTATTGATAGTAAGTCCCCAATTTGTTTCTTAACATCTTTTGATGCTGAACGCATTACCTGTTGGTAACCGGGCATCTCGAATGTCCAATACAATACAATAAGTTTCTTACCTGCGTTAGTGTCAAGTACATCAAAGATTAGTTGATTACTAAATGCTGACTTACCAACACCGGGACGACCTGCAATAACATACATCTTACCCTTCTGTAGACCACCAAGAAGATTCTTGTTTAGTCTTTTCCATGAGGTAGGTAGTACATCTCTTTGTCCTAGCTTTGCTTGTTTAACAATAGCAATTGATTGATTAACTGCTTTGTCTATCTTCTGAAAGCCCCTGGTTTTAAATACATCAGAGTTTTCTGATGATTCTGTTTTCTGATCCTGTGTCATTTTCGTCTATATTAATGTATTTTTCCCATGTATGATTGTTCAGCCATACTTCTAACTGTTGCATATACTCAAGCCTATCACGTTCTACTCTAAGCTGTACTTTGAGTAGCCGCATAATCTTTTCGTGCTTAAACCTTTTTGTTCCTATAATTCTACTATACCTATCTCTTGCTTTAGCGTTAGTCTTAAGCGAAGGGTCAGAGCCACGTAGTATTCTATAACTACCAGTTTTAGTTCTAACTTTCATTGGATATGTACTAAGTAGCTCTGCAAACATCTGGTCAAAGTCACTAGAAAATAAATCAATAAACTCTTGTCGTATAACCGCGTCTTCTAGCTTAGGTCCTAATTTTATAAAGCCTTTTTGTTCTAGCTTTTTCCAATTAGGTTTAAAGTTTAACTTCCTAACAGTTTTAAATCCTTTTCTATATAAAGCATATAAACCAAGATAATCATCTGCACTTATGTCGTTTTCTATAAGTAAATCAATATCAATTTCTATCTGCATATCTCTATAAATTTACGAAAAATGCGCCTGATTATCAAGATAACCAGGTCACATTATTCAATGATTTAACACTATTTTTTAGCCATTTCTCTTCTTGACTGTCTTTTACATATAGTATAATTATCTTACCAACTTTACCTTCTTGGAATCTAATAATTCTACCAACACGTTGTATCATAGTTAAACCTTTACTAGTAAGACCACATATCACAGCCATTGTAGCATCAGCAACATCAAAGCCTTGGTTCAAAGCTTTTGTAGAGCATAACACAGGCTTGTCACCTGATCTGAAATCCTTCAAAGCTTGTTCCTTCTGCTTTTTAGTCTTACCAGAGTGGTACACACTAGAAAATGTTTCTGTAGCATCAGCAAGTTTGTTTGTAAACTCATTGCTACCACCAAATACAAGTATCTTTTCTCCTACGTTTTTAATTACAATCTTTTGTAACTCTGCAATTTTACCATCAGCATGGTCTACTACAGTTTTACGAGCCCTAATAGCTCTGTAAAATTGTGCAGCTGCAGCTTTCTCTTCGTTAGTTGCAGTATGTTTACCTGCTCCCATGATATAATTAGCCCTATCAAATGCATCAAACTGTCCAAGTGTATACTTTGCGTACACAAATGTATTGTTAGCTTTCTTATACTCTGCTGCTTCAGCATCGCTAAGCTTGATAGGCTTACATATAACCTGGTAAGGTGATACAAGTCCTAAGTTTACACACTCATCTAAAGATATACTGTAAACAGTAGGCGCTAGATTGTTTAACACTTCACAATAGTCTATGTCTTCAGGCAATGTTGCTGTCATACATAGTATTCTATTCCAAGTATTATTTTCAAAGAATTTACGGTACTCAGGTGATAGGCCAAGGTGTATCTCATCACACACAACTACGTTATAATGTTTATCAGTCAACTTGTAAGCTGATTGATAACACATAACTTCTATATGTTCTAACATGTCCTCGTAGCCCCACTTAATAAACTCTTCTTTAAATTGCTCTTGTAACTGTTGAGTAGGGACAATAATTAAGGCGTTACCTTTACTATCATGCTCATCAATACTATGTGCTACTGCTAGCACACCGCATCTAGATTTACCAAAACCAGTACCCGCAATTATACTACCTGTAAAGCCAGCTTTGGCCCAGGAGTTTAGAGCTTTTCTTTGCTCTTGGTCTTTTGTTTTAATTACACTAGTCATTACTTGCATTTCCATAAGTTTACTGTTCTTTCTGTTGCCGAGTCATAGTAGTCACCTGCGTGTTCCACTAATCCTTTGTTACGAAGCTCAGAAACTCTGCCTGTAACTCTATTTATATCCCAATCTAGTTTCTTAGCAATCATTCTATTGGTTGCTTGTCCTAAATCCATTTTAAGTACTGTAAGCACTTGCGCCTGGCGCTTGCTTATTACACCGTCATCAAACAATTGTTTGTACGATGCTGTTGATTTGTCGTTTATCATAATCTGTCTCTGTCTGGGTCTGGTTCATAATTACTTATTGTTTCTAGAATAGTACTTTGTACTTCTTCTTCATCTACAAGATCAGTCTCTACTAAAAATCTAAAGACATCTACTTGTATAAGTTTATCATTAGAGTCTGAAAATACAGCCCATATATTATTAATATTTACTGAAGGATCTATAGGCTCTTCGTCCCAATGTCCTCCGGATTGGCCTGGGTCATAGTCGTAATCAACTGTAACCTGCCAACCTCCTTCTAGTTCTATTGTTTCTAATGCCATAATTAAATTCCGTTAATGATTATCATATAAAGTATAATACTTATTATACCTATAAAACCTATTGTACATGCAAAGATGCTGTAGTCAAATTTGAATTTGTGTTTATTTTTATCCCAGCTCATTTACTAATTCTTTTACGTTAGTTACTTGTTCTCTTAATAGTTCATTCTCATGTTCTAGAAAGTCTACACGTTGTGCTAGTTTTTCAATAATATCATCTTTATTCTTACTATCACCTATTTTGTGTATACCTACAGTAGTCTCACATATGTTAAAGAAATCTCTATATGCTTTGTCTACATCCATGTAATCCATGTGTTGTTTAACAGCATGTAGCACAGTAGTATGGTCTCTGTTAAATACACCACCAATTGTAGTAAGAGTATAACCTCCTATCTCACTGATAAGAACCATACATATTCTACGGGCGGCTACAATCTCAGATAACCTTGACTTTCCTCTAATTTTACTAATAGGTACTTCAGTCAGCCTAGACACAGTTGCGAGTATTCTCCCAATCTGTGGATCTAGTTTATATACTTTTTCTTTTCCCATGATTTACTAATATTTGTGTCTGCTTTAAGCAAACCGTTAGTTACTACCTCAAGAGCGGCTTGCTCCATCAGTTCAGTTAATCTTGTTACCCACTCTTCTGCATATTCTATCTTGCAAACAGTGTCAACTTGATCGTGTACAGTCATAACCATTTTTACAGGCACGTTATGTGCTTTAATGTACTCTCTAATGAGTATCATTGCTTTCTTGGTCATGTCTGCAGATGCACCTTGTATTGGTGTGTTTTTACTAGCACGCTCTATACTACCTAGTTCAAAAGCTTGGCTCTTGTCTTTGTAGATACGAGGATACCATGTAGGGAACCAACGACGTCTGTTATAAGGAGGAAAGGTTTTGATGTATCCATACTTCTTACCAAAGCTACCTAGTTTATCTAGAAACCCACCAATAGATGGGAATGCTTCAAAGTATTTATTAATCAATATCTCTGCCTCTTTAATGCTAATGTCTAAAGTATCAGCAAGCTTGTGTGGGCCCATACCGTAAGCTAGTCCAAAGTTAATAGTCTTAACGTTTGTTCTTAGCTTACCGTGTTTAGGACACTTACACTTACTTTTATTCTTCATATAGTTACAGTCGTCTTCAGCTGTGTCTATCCACTCTTGTCCATATACAAGGTCAGCACATACACTGTGTAAATCTTGTCCTTGTTCAAGAGCATCTATCCATACCGGATCTTTAGAACCAAATGCAATTACATTTAATTCTTGAGAAGAGTAGTCACTAGATACAAAACACCAACCTCTAGGAGCAAGAAAACAATTACGGAACTTATTATCCGCAGGTATCTGTTGCATGTTTGGCTTCTTAGATGCGACACGTCCAGTGTCAAGTATTTGATTAAAGCTTGTATGTATTTTACCATCACTTGATACAAATTTAAAGAATTCCTTACCGTAAGATGTAGCAAGCTTCATTTTCTCTTTGTACTTAACATACTTATCAATGAGCGTGTGTTGACGTCTATACTTAAACATCTTCTTACCGTTAACGTCTTCTAGTTCAGGGACTAACTTCTTAAATACTTTTAGTACTTGCGTAGGGCTAGTCCATTTAATTTCAAGTTTACGCAATTCTTCTTTGTCCATAAACAGGTCGCCTTGGATATGAGAAGGTACAAATTCAGACAGGACAGTGCTATCAAGCACCATCTGGTCGAGTTTATCTCTCATGCCCAAAGCTTCTTGTTCACTAGCTTTAGCTATTACTTCCCACTTATCTCTGTCAATATCAATACCATTGTATTCTATGTCAGCAAAGGCAAGCACAGCATTATTCTCAAGCTCTACAACATTGTCTAGCTTATACTTTTCAATAGTAGGTAGTTGTAGCACTCGTATCTTACATAAATACTCTACATCTTTAGCACCATATACTATTTGATCATCACGATAGGCTTGGCCTGATAGTCCTATAAATTGGTTTCTAACTTCTTTATTAAGTTCTACATTTAAGTATCGCTTACATAAATCTTTCAGTCCATAGCCTATGTGACGACCACAGGAAATAATTCGTTCAACCAAAAACGTACAATATATCCCTTCACATTCTATGTTTGCCCACTTTTTAATAAACTTGTAGTCAAACTTAGCATTGTGAAATATCTTTGTTATCTTTTTACTTTCTAGTATATCTCTTAGTGGTTCTATACTTACAAAGCGTGTGTCTATTACAAACTGTTGATGTTCATCACCAATCTGAAACATTATCATTTTCTTGCATGTAAAATCAAAGCCTTCTGTCTCTGTATCTACACCAAGTATGTCCTTAGTAGAACAATAGTCTACAACATCTTGTATTGTACCTAGTTTATACGAGTCGCTTAGACTCGTTGTCTGTGTTATGAATGTTATCATCTGTTAGTCCTTTTAAGAATGTATCACTAAATTGTACCAGATACATAGCATGAGCTACGGATATTAATCTACCCTGCCATTCTAGTTCTGTTTGATCTGTTTGTTCAGCGTCTTCTATTTTATGTCTTAATTGTTCTATCTCGCCTTGACGAATAGCCATATATAATTCTTTCATCTGTCCCATATTGTTAAATTTTAAAGAAAAAGAAAGAGGCCGAAGCCTCTCTCTCTTATAACTTAAATAATTGTATATTGAACTAAGCTTGTGTCTACTTAGTCAATTTCTTTGTAGTCTTTGTCAAATTAAATTTTGTCTTAGACTTATTTTTAGACCCAGCTGGTCTACCACGTTTAGATGTGGCTTTGGTTTTGGTTTTGGTTGTGGTAAACAAGTCAATAACAATAGCTTTCTCCGTTACTGTTACATTATGTTTGTCAGATATAGTAGCTACTACTTTACCTTCTTTAGTTATTAATGTGTTCATTTTCAATGAGTTATGATTAAATATAAATTTATTGTTTATAATAATATACAAATATAATAAAAAAGGGTATACCACGCAAGCGATATACCCTATTTATTTATACTATGACATTATCTCTCCAGTTGCAACATCTACTCTTTGAACAGTAGCTTTTTGAACTGGTGCTGCATCAGCAGTCAGAAATACATCTGTAGGTTCATTAAAGATAACAGAAGAACGAGTAAAGATATACTCTCCGTTATGTAAAATGAAATCACCACCTTTACCTTTACGTTTAGCAGAAGTCTGCACATTTGCAGCTTGCCAATCAGTTGGTTCAGTAGTTTCTATAATTTGCACTCGCATTGGGAACTCTTGTCCCTCAAATGTAGCAACAGGGTTTAGAATGTTAACAGTAAGTATTTCGTTACCTGTCTCATCCATTTCCCAAGCTTGGTCATCTCCAACAGAGATACCAAGTGTCATTTCTACATCAGCAGGAGTAGCTGGTTGCCACGCTCTACGTGCAGAGTTTCTTGAAAATCTATTATCAGATTGGTTAAATACAAAGGCAGCGGACAAACCGCGCGATCCTTCTTTTACCTCTGCCAATTCCATTTGGACAAAGCCACCTTCAATCTTTCTGAATCTAGTAAGTAATGTTTGACCTAGTTTTAAAGTGTTTAAGTCTCCACTGTGCAATAAATTTGCCATGATAAAATGTTTTAATAATGTTAGTAATAGTAGATAATTGTTCCTTCTTCATCGACTTCAGTTCTCAACGTCTTTGTTTCTTCAATCTCTGTTGAGTCTATTGTCTTAAGGTTAGCGTGTACGCTAGTACATTCGCCAAGAAAATGTAAGGCATCTACTTTCTCCTTAAATATTCTTTCAAATTTGTTAGTATGATAAACAGGGTCT